GACGATGAAGATCGAGTCCTTCGACTTCAGGTCCAGAGTGTGGCCGGTCAGGATGACGTCAAGCTCGGGCGGTGCCAGTCTCTGGAACCATGTTGTTTTACCGATGTTCTGTGGACCGACGAAAGTCAAAATCCCTTGGCCTGCGATACCGTCCGGGCTGAATGCTGCTGCTACTGCTTGGATCATCCACTTGCGCATCAGCTTGGCTTTGATTGGCGACTTGGATACGACTGTCGCGTAGAACCGCTCGAGTCTTGACACGCCGTCCCAAGGCACCCCGCTAATCCACGCAGTAACCGGGTTGAATTGGTTCTCGTCTGCGATCTTGATTAAGTACTGAGCGACGTGCTTGGTTGGCATGCGTACGCGTTCGCACTCTGAGAGCATGCAGGCAAGGGCAGCATTGTCTCGGTTGTCTCTGGTGAACGACTGATTCGGGATCAGTATCTCGATTGCTTTCTTGATGACGTTATAACGGACGCGCCAACCCAGCTGCTCGATCAGGGCACGCATGTTCTCGATTGTGCACAGTGGATGCCCTTCGTCGTTGAGATGGACGAACCCGCCCCCACCGCCCGCACCACCCCCTCCCACACTGCCAACCCGCGACCGGACCCACCCACGTACGGTGGAGATGGTCAGCTTGACCCCTAGCTCCTTGGCCTTGACCTGTATCGCGGCTGCCAGCTGCTCACGCTCTACGTCTGACAGGCCGCCATTGTTAGCTGCCGAAGCTGCGATCTTTTCCTGCAAGTCTTTCGGGTCTGTGCAGACTGACACCTGCTGGCTCAGGTCGAGCATTACCGCGTCTCTGTCTACCTTGACCGCGACCTGCCTCGCGTCCTTGGTCTTCTTGAGAAGGGTGGCCAATGTCACGGCGCCGCGACCTTGCGACCGTTGCGTGCTAAATGACCCCCACTTTGCCGAGCATACGCCCTCGATCCACTTCCCCGAGCCTGCGCTCCAGTTATCCCATGCGTCTAGCCATGCCGGGTCGCCTTCACCTTGGTGGTGTAGCGCGGCACCGACAGACAGCCACTCAGCGTAACCGTCATCGGGGTCGATGTGGGGCAGCACTTCGTCGATCACTCTGTCCAAGTCCCAGCCGTCGAGCACTGGCCGGTAGAGCGCAAGCGAGGCGATGCTGCCACTAGCCACAGGCGCTGACATCCCTTCGCCCCAGACCTTCTTGATCATCCAGCTCAGGTCCTGCTGGCTAACTGGCAGGTGACCGTGGCCGTCGATCTGGTGACCGGTGACGGTGAAATAACGCCCGTCTCTGTATAGCTCGAGGCCGAATTCTTTCTTGGTGCGCGACGAGTCAAGGTTCGTGTGGCTGAATATCTTGATGCCGGTACCTGACGGCGACACCTCCGCATACCCGTCAACCTTGTCTAGGACTTCCTGAGCGAAGTCTGTCAACTTCCCCGTGACGGGGTCCCGACAGTCGTCGAGGTCGATACCATGCAAGTCGTCACCGAGCACGATACCGAGGCCGTCGAAGTCGTTGAATATTAGGTAGTCAGCGGCCTCGTCATAGGTGGCCCATGTACGTGGGTCGGTCGATGACGCCGGCTTGCCGTCGATACCGAATGGGACCTTCGCCCAGACATGGGTACCGTTCGGCTTGGTCTTCTTAACGTAACGCCAGAGGACCCACTTCGGGATCGACTTCAGGTCTTCTGGTATTGATCCCCACTTAACTGGTAATGCTGGTGGTCTGTTCATAGTCTTCTTGCCTTTGTTTTTTTATGCGGCGTGCCAACGATGATTCGCTGGTTAGCCGGTACGCCCTTGCTTGCATCCGATACATACTTCGCCATCGAGTAATCGCGGCAGATAATCAACACAAATCCTTGATCGTTTAAGACCGTGTACGTTCTATCAAGTCCGTCGTTAGTTAAGACCATTCTTGCCGTACAAACTACTTTGCCAAAGGGTTACGCTAGGCATGTGGTTGTGCGACTGCTGCGGTTCTACTTTCCGTAGGGGATGTATCCACCCCATAGCACTCAGAGCTTTTACGCCAGAAACCCATACGTTTGGATGCAGGTCTGCCGGCCGCACTAAACCATGTTGATGGCAGAACGCTCTAAACTCATCGCCACGCACATAGGGTTTATGCGTTAACAATTGTTCTGCGTAAGCTAAATAATTTTCCACAAACTCCGGGGACTTTTGACTTGCTTTACTCCAACACTTTTCCGCTAATTCAAGCGCGTTCTCCATTCGTTTATTCATACCTGCCCCCGTTCTTCAATTGTGTAAAACCAATCGTCGCCTGCACTCCATTTGCAATTGACATGTCAAATCAATGATTGCCCGGCGCCGGCGGCAAATGATGGAGCATTGCCGTCTGCACTTCGTCTCTGAACCGTTGTTGCGTCTCAGGCTTACAGAGCAGCACAAGATCGATCCCCTCTTCCTCCAGCGGGCAATGAATCTCCCCGCCTCCCAACACCGTACGAATAAGGTCCAACGTAAGAAATAGTTTTATCTCTGTCATCTTTTGCCTTGTCTCAATATTTGCCACGGAATATCTGGCCGCATCTGCTCGGCCCTAATTGACAGCCCCAAATCACGGGCTAATTTTTCTAGCGCAGGCACGCGTTCTGCGGGTATCCTGTTGTTTCTGGACCACAGGCTCACTGCTTGACTGCGGATACCTAGATACTGACCCACTACTGTGGGGCCACCGAGTTTGCGAATTATTTGGATAGTGTTCATGGTTCGGGATGATAGCTATACTATCGAGCCAGCGCAAGCTCAAAATTGTACAAAAAAAGACTTGCAGTGTTTGATAGCCATGCTATCATGCTCGTCACTTGTAGGAGGACACATGATTAAGAAACCACTTAACTTTAGTATTTTAGACGCCGAGTTTAAATGGGTACCGGCTGCTAAGACTGATATTCGTAAACGATTTAGAAAGATTCAAGCGGAGTTGGCAAAGCAGGCAAAGCTTGAAGAACCAACGGTAACCGACAACGTGACACCGATCAAGAGGTTTAAGTAATGCACGCAAGCTACCGCACTTTCACTAACGAAGAACTGCTGGAAGAGTCTGATCAGCACCTTGCGAATCCGCTAATAGCGGAGCTGGCGCAAAGACTTCAGAACGTATTAGATACACCGCCAGAGGTGATTCAGTATCCAGATTGTGACTGCAACATAAACGACTAATAATAAGAAGGATGGCAAATGATTAAGTTGGAACTTACTATTTTCTCAGCCGCTGAGATGATCGCTACTGCACGCTACCTTGAGGCGATGGCAGCTGCACGCGAAGAAGAACCGGGCCCCAGTGCAATTCTTGGCGGCAACCCTGTTCAGCCTAAAAAACCGGCTAAGGTTAAGAAGCCTGAGCCCGAGTTAATACCCGAGCCTGAGCCAACACCTGAGCCTGAGCCTGAGCCAACACCTGAGCCGCCTCCGAAACCTATGGCTCTCGAAGAACTTAGGGCGCGAATACATATAGTTAATTCGTCCGGCAAGAAAGATCAGGTCAAAGAATTATTAAGTAGCTTCGGCGTAACGCATTTAACCAGTTTAGCCGAGGTTGAATACGAAGATTTTGTAAAAAAAGCGGAGGCCCTCTAATGGCAAAAGTTACAGTAGTAGTCTGGGATGAAGACGGCGAAGTAAAGACAACGGGCGACATCGATCCGCCTGATGCGGTGACAACCGGTGAAGTTACACCGGCTGCAATCATCGGCTTGTTCCTTCACTCGCATATGGCCCAGATATACAAAGCCGCGATTGAGTGGGGCCAAGGTAAGACCACCGACCCTGAAGAGCCGGTCGAGGTGGCGCCGAAACTGTACATACCAGACGCGGATATCAAGCGATGAAAGAGTCAACCATTCAAGCCTTATCGGCTTTAATCACAGGCACCGTGCTTTGGTTTGGTAGCGCGTTTGCTGTCGGTCTGTGGCTTGGCCTAGTTGCCGGCTGGGCGAGAATGATTTACAGGGGTATGTTATGAATGAGAAAGAAGATCAGGACCTGCGTGACATCTTTGCGGCCTTTGCCATGCAGGCATTGGTGCCGCTAGGTTATCGCGACGAGGCGCCTAAGATCGACGTTGCTATGGCGGCCTACGATGTAGCCGACGCTATGCTACTGGCAAGGAAAGTCAAATGACTGCACACGCAAAGCTATCCGCGTCAGGGTCTGAGAAGTGGATGACCTGCACGCCAAGCGCACGCCTCGAGGAGAACTTCCCCGATGACGAGTCTGAGTTTGCAAAGGAAGGCACGTTTGCGCATGCTGTCTTTGAGCAACAGCTCCTGACCTTCCTTGGTCGTGAGGTTGACCCGCTGGAGGACTCGTACTTCGACACGCCTGAGCTACGCGACTACGTGACGGAGGCCGTCGAGTTTTGTATCGAGCGGATCAAGGAGGCTTATAAGCGTTGCTCCGACCCGCGAATTTTAGTTGAGCAGCGTCTGGATTTTAGCGAGTGGGTACCTGAAGGTTTTGGCACTGGCGACTTGGTGATCATTGCTGACGACCTGATGGAAGTGCTCGACTTGAAATACGGCAAGGGTATCTTCGTTGGTGCTGAAGGCAATAGCCAGATGCGTTTGTATGGCCTTGGTGCTTATAACGAGAATTCGTTACTGTACGACATCAAGTCCGTACGGATGACCATCCTGCAGCCGAGACTGGATAACTATAGCAGCGAGGAGTTGGCTATCGATGACCTGCTTGCTTGGGCTGAGAATGAAGTCAAGCCAAAGGCAGCACTTGCTTGGGCCGGTGAAGGCGAGTTCGTTGCAGGTGATCATTGCTCTTCGTGCTTTTGCAAGGCGCGTTTCCAGTGCGCTGCGCGTAGTGAGCAGGCTCTTGCCTTAGCACAGCAAAGCTTCTCGATGGTCAAGCCTGAGCTGCTGACACTTGAGCAGATAGCGACGGTCCTTGAA